AGGCCGGGGAATGCCAGAGATGTGGCGTTTTTGGCCGCGATGGTGCCGCCGAACTGGTGGATGGCGGCATAAATGACGTTGGTCCCGACCTCGACCCGGTCGCCCGTCGCCTGGTGCGTAATCGAGTCGCGCAGGCGCGCGCTATCGACCAGGGTTTGCCCGCCCTGGCGTTGGGCGCGGGCCGAGTCCGGCCAGGGCGTACCGTCCGGGCCGGTGCCGGTCTCGAAACGGTGCTGCGTGCTGGCGACCAGCATCGCGCCGATCTCGTCCATGACCGGGGTCAGGTCGTCGCCCAGCGCGCGCAGGCGGGCCAGCCCCTGAACCACCGGATCGGCGTCGATGCGGATCTCGAAGCCCCCACCGCTCATGACTTAGAACCCCCGCAGCTTGTTACGGGAAAAGGTGCGTTCGGGGCCGTCCACCCGCACGGGACCGCCCGCGCCCTGCGCGGCCGAGCCCGGCTCCGGCGTGACGTCGAGCACGATGATGCCGCGCGCGATGCGGTCGAGCTGTGCCAGCGCGTCCTTATAGAGGCGTTCGACCGCGTCCGGCGGGCCTTCGGTGTGCAGTTGCCGGAAGGCAATCGCCGTGGCGATGGGGCGCAGGATGTCCGGCACCGAGGGCAGCGGCAGGCTGTAGCGGGTCAGCAAATAGCCGTCGATGAGCGCCGTGGCGTCGGCCAGCGCCGCGTCCGCGACAGCCGCATCGAGCGTGCCGTCGCGGTCCCGGTCGGCGAGCTGCAACACCAGGTCCTCGCCGAACCGGGCCACGAGGTCGGCCTGGGTCGCATAGGCCATCGCTTAGGCCGCGCCGTCCCCGGCCCCGGTAGGGGTGGGGGCGTTGGCGGTCTTGCCCTTGCCGCTACCCTTAACGGGGCCGTCCTGTTCCGTAACGACCAGGTTCGGGTCAGCCTTGAGGGCGGCGATTTCGGCCTCGGTGAAGGCGTCCGCCGGCACGCTTTGCGGTTCGGCGGTCCAGCGCCGCCCGCAGCGGCGGAACCCGCCGGCCGGGCGCGCGGTGACAGTGAGGTGCTTGGGCATGGTCTTTCGGTCCTTAAAGCGGCCTCACCCTGAGCCTGCCGAAGGGTGAGCCTGTCGAGGGGGAGGCACGTCGCGGGACCCCGTACCCTCATGGTTCGACAGGCTCACCATGAGGGCGGACGGGACGGCCGGCGGTCAGGTCTCCAACCAGGGCACGACGGTCAGTTGCGCGGTGCCCATATAGACGTTGGTCGCCCCGGCCGCGTCGCGTTCGGCGTTGAGGATTTCCAACGCCTTGCCTTCCAGGGACGGCGGCACGACCAGGCGCCGGGGCCGCAGTCCGAGCGGGCGGCCGTAATCGCCCTTCATGCCCATGAGGGACTGGCGCGCCGTGGCGTAATTCGCCTTGTCCAGGGATTGCTTGCTCCCCCACGCGAACTGCCAGAAGCCGAACCCGGCGTTCGAGCGGCCATGCGTGCCGTACTGGAATTCGTTGGTGTTGAAGACGTTGTCGTCGTCCGGCTTATCCTTGCGAACAAGGTCGAAGTCCTTGCGCACCTGATAGAGCAGCGGCTTGAGCGCGCGGCTGTCGTCGATGAGGAACCAGGGCTTACCCGACCCGCCGTCGGTGTTCGCGACCGAGGTTTCCTCGCCCGCGCTGTCGAGCACCGGGTGGTCGGTATCGAAGAAGTATTGCCCGTCGTAGCACGGCGTATCGAAGGCGGCGGCCAGAAGCCCGTAGACCAGTTCGTCCGGGAAGGCCGCCGCCGCCCGGCCCATTTCGGTGAACAGCGGCGCGAAAAGGCCGAACTTGTCGTCCTCGATGCTGTTGCGGCTCACGCCGATGGTCTGTTCCCAATCCTCGTTCTTGATGGCGTAATCGTGCGCTTCGAGCTGGTGAACGTGCCGGTCGCCAAGCCATTTGCGCACGCCGGGCATCTTGCCCAGCCAGCCGTACTTTTCCTCGCCCGTAGTCGAGGGCACGCGCGTGGCGACGATGTTCCACTGGCTTTCGGCCTGGCCGAGCCCCTGTTGAAAGGCGGTTTGAAAGCCCTGAAAAACGATGTTCAGGTTTTGCTGTGTGACCTGCATTGCGGAACCCTTACGTGAACTTGACCCAGACGCCCTGGGCGTCGACGTCGTGGACGATGCCGGCGGGCGAGCGCGTGCCGCCGCCGTCGGTGGCCGCGACGGTCTGGTCGTCGGCGATAAAGCACGAGGTGCCGATGGCCGTGCGGTCGACCGGGTCGCCGCTATCGTTGGCGAAGCGGAAAATGCCGGTGCGCGCGCTGACATGCGCGTCGCCGTCGGCCAGGCCGTTGGTATCGGCGAAGACATCGACCCGCCCGAGGCCGCGCAGGCCGGTGGCGGTGACGGCGCGGACGGCATAGCCGGTGGCGGTGTCCAGCGCCGCGATGGCGCCGGGATGAAAGACATGCCCGGCGGCGGCGGGCACGGCGCGGGTGTCGCCCGTGCGTTCCGGCGTGCGCCGGGGGCCGGTGAGCGCGGTCATTGGGGCTTAACCTCCGCTTTCTTGGTTTTCAGGAAGTCGTCTTCCGAGAGGCCCATCGCCGTGCAGACCGCTTTCTCGGTCGGGGTTAGCGACATCGCGTCCGCGCCGTCGGGCGGCGTCACGCCGGGGACCAGCGCGCCTTCCGCCATGATGGCGGGCTGATTGGCGACGAAGGTCTGGAAGCCCTTGGGGTCCTGGCTGGCGTAGCTCACCGCCCAATCCCGTTGCGCCGGGGTGAGCTTGCCGGATTGGATGGCATGGTCGACGGCGTGCGCGGCCGTCTGGGTGGCCTGCGCCGTCTCCATCGCCGCGACCCGCTTGGCGAGGTCGTCGTACATCCCGCGCGGGACGTATTGAGCCGCGTCCGGCTGGCCGCTGTTCTTGGCCACGGTCCCGGCATGGGAGGCGGCGGCCATCACCACCTCGGGCGTGGCGTCCTTGGTCTGCCCCAGGTATTCGGCGATGCGGGGCAGCGCCGTTTGCGCGCTGTGCGCCGCCTTGGCCGCCTCGGCGAGCTTGACCGGGTTGGTATCGGTTTTCTGGTCGAGCGCCTTGGCGATAGTGCCAAGAGCGGTGTGCGCCGTTCCGGCCGCCTGCGCGGCCTTGAGAACGGCGTCGTCGGTGGCCTCGGCGGACAAGCCGAGCGCCGCGCAAAGAGCCTTGCGGTCCATCGTGTCCTCTTGGGTTGGGGGGAGAAGGGTGGAAAACCCGCCGCCGTGGGCACGCGCCGCGACGGCCATGAGGTCGAGGTTCGGGGTATTGGTCAGCGCCGCCCGCAGGAGGGCGAGCACGGTGCCGTCCTTGGCGTGCGCGTAGACGGGGGAGAGAAAGCGGTATTCGCGGTCGGCCAGCGCCTTACGTGCGGCGGCGGTCCACTCGACGCGGCCCCACAAACCGTCATCGCGTTCTTGGAGTTCGACAATCCACCCGGCGGCGGGCGCCCGGCCATGGCCGCGCGAGGCGCCGTAGGTCGCCTCGGTCTGGTGGTCGTAGTCGATGGGAAACTCGCCGCCCGCGACGAGCTGGCGGCTGCGGTCGATGACGCCGGCCGCGTCGTCCAGGATGTGCGGCCCGCGCCCGTCGCGCCCCCGAAACGTCCCGGCGGGCAAAAGATGCACCCACTCGGGCGCACCCCCGTCGGTGCCGGGCATCACCTCGGCGGTGTGGGCCGCGATATAGGTAAACGCGCTATCCTGTCGCCCCTCGGGCATCGTCGCCTCACGCCTTGCGCCTCAATTCCTGATGCGCAAAGCTAGTCGGCGATCCGGGTGACACCCACGGCGACAGGTGTCGGGGGCTGCCCCCGCCGGGGTGACACCGCTTCAAAGGGTGTCGGGGGCTGGCCCGGACGGGCCGCGCGGGAAACAATCCGACACGGTCGGATAGCGCGCCCGTTAAAACGGTTTTTAAAAGCGTGTGGGGCGGTTGGCAAACCAACGCCGGGGGATTGTCGCCTCTGGATGCGACCGCGCCACAAGCCAAAATGACGGGCGGGACCGCAAAAACGACCCCGAGCCCCTTTTGGGGGCCGGACCGCCCCCTTTCCTGGGGCGGCCGTTAATCTCCCAACCTTTGGGAAGCCCGGAAAATCAGACCCGGCAGACCACGCCGAGTGATCTGTCATGAACGGCGGTGACGCGAACGCCCATTGAAGTCGGCTCCATGAGGAGATGTATCTGACTGTGCATATCGAGGTCCTGTCTTGGGCCATTGTGCTGACGCAACAAAGGCGACATCAATACATGATAGTTGCCTTGCTTAGTCTTCTTGCAGATTTGAAGTCCCTCATTTTGAAGCTTCTTACGAGCCGCCTCGAACACGGCCCGGACACCCGGCCAGTTCGCTTCCCATTCATTGATTTCGGCTTCGAGGGCATCCGGCACTTCGACATAAAGACGGCTCATTAGCGGCTGGCGACCCTGCCCGAGAGGTTGGTTTGCTCGCCCCCTTCGCCGAAGCGGGCCTCATCGAATTCATCCGCGCAATCGGGACTTTCGATGACCACCATATTGTCGAGAGCACGTTGCCACTGCCGCTCGAAATACGCCTTTATCCGTTCCTTTGAGATCACGTCGCTACCGCCATTCCGGGCGCGGTTGCGGGCGTGCGCCCACGGACCTCCCGGAAAGTGGGTCAGCCCGACAAGATCGCCGGTCCCGTAATGCCGATAGGTTTGGTAGACGCGCTCCATGAGATTCAGCGACGGGTCTTGAAAGATGCACTCTGGGCGTTCACGCGCCATGTTGGGCGGAATGGGGGCGCTGCTATAGCTCCGAAGACGGTGGCGAACGCCCCGGACGACCGGTCCATTCTTCCAAGCGTGAAATTCTTCATCGAACAACGGTTCGCCCACGAGCGCCAAGTGCCACCCCTGCGTGAGGTAAAGCAGCTTCTGCAAGGGAAGCTGGGTCATGGCCTCGCCGCCAATCTCCCCCTTACGGATGAAGAAGTCTGCAACCGAATTCGCTGACATATCTACCTCGCTATCATCGCGCACGCGCGACGTGCGTCCTTCAAAGGGCTTTTAAAGAGACCTTAAAAGCAACGCAAACGCTTGTCCAAAAGCGACGTGCTCTCCGGTTACGGGTCTGCCGTCCTGACGCGCCACAGGCGTTCGCGATTTCATTATTCGGCGCGCCGTTGCCGGGCAAAGGCGTCGAGGATAAGGTGGTGGCGGGCGGTTTCCTGCCGCGCCGTTTCAGTCCGCCGGTCGATGCGCCGCACGTGGTAACGATAATCGAGGTATGCCCGCCACGAGGCGGCACCGGCGGCAAGGGCCGCAAGGCCCAGAACGACGATGACGGTCTTCATACCCCTCTCCTGCGACTTGCGTTATCAGGAAAACGCTTAAGAGATTTTGCGTTTTGGCGGCCGGTTGAAACACACCCCAGCCGCGCCTACCATACAAGATGCAGTCACCGGCGGGCCGCACCCCAAGGCCGGTGACCCGCGACGTGGTTCGTGCGGGAACCGCAGTCTCATTCTTCCCCGCGCCGATAGACGCGAATGCCTTTGCGCAGGTTGTTCAAGCTGCGCACGTTGCCCCGGAAAAAGGTCATCGCCTGCCACAGGCCGTCCTCGGCATCGGCGACAACGCCGAGTGTTCGCTGCCGGTCAATGCGCAGGAGCTTGGCGTAGCGGCGGCGGAGGGCGACCTTGCCCGTCGTCTTGTCGCGCGCGAAGCCGACCCAGATTTCCTCCGGCGCCTCGACCAGATCGGGAATCAGCGGCCAGAAGCGTTCGCGGCCGTCCCAGCGGGCCTCGGGCTTTTCGATGATGTGGTCGGCCAGCGCCTGAGTCACGCGCAGGTACCCGCCCGCCGGGTCCGTGAGCGTCCGGGCGGGACCGCCAATCGCATTCGTTAAGGCTTGCCGTAACGCGTCTTCATCGCCCCGGTCGATGCTTGGCCCTCGCGGTATGTCCGTCGCCCGCTCCGGCAAGGGCTCCGGGTCCACCGGCCTCGGCCCGCCGGGCGCGTCGAGCGGTTCCCAAGGTCCATGGCTTTCCATGACCATGCGTTGCTGGGCGCGGCCCCAGGCGGCCTCGCCGACGTTGTAGGCAAAGCCGGTGTCGATGCCTTCGGGCACTTCAAGCGGCACCTCGCCGCCGGGTGTGGCGACGCGGCGGGTTTCGGTGCGCACCGGCGGCGGGCTTTCGGACGGCGACAGGCCGTAGCGGCGTAGGTCGCGCTCGGAAAGCTGTTGCACGGTGCAGCGGCAGCGCCAGCCGTTGGGCGGGAAGTGCGTTCGCCAGAACGGGTCATCGACCGGCAAAACGGTGTTGTGCCAGGCCGCATGTTCCGGCCGGGTGCGCGCGTCCTGAACCGCGACGTAGCGCAGCCACGGCCGCCGCTCCTTGAGCCGCTGGATTTGCTGCCACTTCCCGGAGGCGTAGGCGGTGCGCAGGTTGGTTTCGAAGATGACCCGCGAGCGCCAACCGCGCGAGCCGTTGTAGGACCAGCCATGCGTTTGGACGATGCGGTCGAAATCCTTGCGGAATTCGTCGAGCGTCGTGCCCTGGGCAATCGCCTTGTCCACGGCCTGCCGGAAGTCTTCGATAAGCGCGGCGTCCTTCGCGCCCGCCACCACGAAGGCGCGGGCGTGCATCCCCTGCCACAGATCCGTCCAGGTTTCCGTGGGCAGGTTCAGCTTTTGCCGGAAAAAGTCGATGGCCTCCTGCGGGTCGACCCGGCCCAGGTCCGGCGGTGCCACGGCTCAAACCTCCGTGTCGCCGTCGGCCGCCGCGTCCGAGGTGACGGCATCGCGCCCGGCCAACTCGGCCAGCACCATCGATTCACGCAGGCGGTCGGCCAGTTCGCCGGGGTCGAGGTCCGGGAAGCGGTCGAGCAAACCCTCGGCGATAGCTTCCAGGCTGTCCGCGTTGTCGACCAGCCCGCGCAAGGCATCCAGCGCGCCCGATTGCGCCGTCATAGCGCGGCGATCGAGCTGCGCCGCCAGGGCGTCCGCAACATCGCCGGGTTGTTCGGGGCGCGTGGCCGCCGCCTGTGCCGCCGTTTCCGTCGCTTCCGCGTCGGCGGCGGGCGGCCCGTCCTGGCTGGGCGTTTCCCGGCGTTGCGCCGCCCCCGGCGCGTTTTCAGATGGCGCCACCCCGGCGGGGGCAGCCCCCGGCGCGCGCCCGGTCAGCACGTCGTCGTCGCCCTCGGGTTCCTTGAGGCCCACGCGTTGGCGCACGTCGCTGGCGGAGACGCGCAAGCCAAGCTGCACCAGCTTTTGCACTTGCTCGACATCGAGGGCATCCGGGCGCGCGATACGGATTTTCGGGTAGCGGCCGTCCGGCGGCGCGCCGTGGTTCAGGGCGACCAGGGGCCGGACCAGGTCGCGGTTCAGGGTCGCCGCCAGCGCCATGGCGTCCGCGCCCTCGATGTCGCCGCGCACCTCGTTGTGTTCCTTGGACACCGCGTGCCCGCCGGAAATGGCGTCGGTCGTCGTGGTCTGGCCCAGGACCAGCTTGGAAATCAGCTCGTCGGTATAGCGGCAGAGCTTTTCGTAGATATCGGCGCTCGCCGATGCGCTCGAATCCTTCAGGAACTCGATTTGCATCGTTTCGGGAATCGCCCCGGCGGCGTCGGTGCCGATGTTGGACAGGGCGCGCAGGAGCGTGCGGATTTCCTGGTCGGTCGCGCCGTTGTGGTACTTGCCCACGCGCAGGGGCTGGCCGTAAATCTCCGCGAACGCGACCCAGTCCTTCACGGTCAGGTTCTTGAACAGCCACCACCACGACACGGGCCGCGCCAGCCCGCCCCGGATGGGCAGGCCGCTCTTGGCCTGGACCGTGTGCCGGATGAATTTGGCGGGCGGCAGGTCGCGTTCGCGGCCGTCGCCCTCGACCAGGCGCAGGGTCCGGCCGTCGGTCGGATCGAAGCGGAACCAGCGCGGGTCGCGCCACTCAATCGCGCGCGGCATCCATTGCCGGGCCGAGGTTTCCCAGACCAGTTCGCACACGCTAAAGCCCTTGCCGATGGCGTCCAGGATATCGACCACCTCGGCCTGGAGCGTGTCGCGGTCCAGGAAGGCGCGCACCAGATCGGCGTCGCGCGCGGCGCGGGCGCTGTCCCCGGACGGCTCGACCGTTATTTCGAGTTGCGCGACTTGGCGCTTGCGCGTGCCGAGGACCGTGGCGAATTGCAGTTCCTTTTCCTCGATCTGTTCGGCGAGTTCCAGGTAGCGCAAGGCATCGCCCGCGTCGGCGTCGCGCAGGATGGCGGCCAGTCCCTGCGG